CTTCCGGTGTATTATTACGCTCATCGCAGACGATAAGATAATCATATAGACCATCCGCTACTTTTACTCTCTCGAAGAACGGCGCAAGAGTGTTAACAACTTGCGTTCTTGTAAAGAGTGTGTTATTTTCGAAAATAAAGAACTTCATTACTGACTTAGTTGCTTTTTCAAGATATAAGAAGTTTCTTCTTACATTAATACGATCAAACGCACTTGGCTTCTTAAGCAACGTCTTTTGACCGAAGAAAACAATGCCTTGATCGGGGAACGTTGTAATAGGGTTTAAGCTAACTGTATAAAGATCATCACGCTGTCTTTGGTTAGGTACAAGTGCAACATCAAGAGCATTTGTTACAATGCCTCTGTTAAATCCTGCTGGCGCGCCCCACGGACCGATATCTGCGTCTGTTGAAACCATCTTCGCTGCAGCAAAGCCAGACGATGGAACATATGCGTAAATGCCCGCATTATCATCGTAAACTTTAAAGTAGTTTGCATAAACTGTAGCGTACGATGTATTAGCCATTTCAAATTGGTGTCTCAACGCCCAATAAATATCTACTGAGAAGTTCTTACTAGGATTATTAATTACCTTACTGTCTTTACCTGAAACAAGAATCTGTCTGATAGGATCAGCAATATAAAGAATATCACCTCTACCACCGTCCTTAATAGGACCGGCGAAAGTTGCATATTTACTAAAGATAGCGTTATAAGCATCACGCGCACTTGTATCTACTAACTCATTTGAAGTTCTAAGAGCTTCAATACCTGGAGTTGTTTTGGTATCGTCGAAGTAAGAGCTCATTGAAGCAGCAGCTGTGTTAGTATAAGTCCAAATCGTACCTAACCCACCTTCAGCAATAATATCTATATCGAAAATATCGGAGTTTCTAACTCTATCTAAAGCGCGTTGAAGTTTATTAGGGACATTACCGATTGTTTTTGCTGTTACTTTAGCTGGTCCGTATGCACCAAGCGGGAACAATGAATCGGCATAACCAATTTGATACGCAGCTGCAGAAAGCTGTGTTGTATGAATACCAAAAGAGTTAAACGCTGCTGTTTGATTATTCTCAATAGTAACATACGCCGATGAGAGAGTGGACCTTGCTGCTTGATAAGCAGTGTTTCTAACTGCTTCAGCGTCCGCACTCAGTGCTACAGAGGTTAGTGATAGATTGTAAGTTGCTAAAGCGGCAGCTGACGCAGCTGTTGCTATAGTTAACGCACCTGCTGAAGCTACGTTAGCTGTAGTAGTAACAGCAGAAAGCGCTGTTTCGAGTTGTTTTGAAATAATTCTTACTTTATTCTTTGGTGTGCCATCATCATTTAACAATACACCGTCAAATTGATTTGACATATAAGGATTTACCAAAATATCGATATTTCTCGAATTATTTTCAAGATTCTCGAGGAAGAAGTTTATTGCTTCACCACCTCTTTCGTTGCTAATTTTTCTGTTATAGCCAATAGAGCCGTTAAATCCTTCTTCAAGAATAGCACCAAGAGAACTAGCATCAGTTCCAAATACCGATGATCTAAGCTTAAACAAGCCGAGATTTAAAGTATCATTGAAAGAATTATTAGCGATATTATAACCTGTTATTTTTTCTTCCATTATTTGCGAGATAGAATCTACAGCAGGGTTATCGCCAGCGGCTGATGTAGCAGATAAAGCGAAATCAAGGCGTGATTTCGGTATTGCTACGAAAGATGTTAACGGTGTTGTTGAATTTGCAGATTGTGCAACAGTTACAACACTTCTAACTGCATCAAAGTTTGTAGCAGGGTTAATATTTGTATTGTCTGCTAGGCCAAGATAATACCCGCCAAAGCGATCATCAATTGTTGTTTGGCCTTTATTTACAACAATAATACCTGCACTACCAAGGCTAGAAATAGCTGTAAATGCTGTAGCAGGTGTGTTAGACCAGTCAAATGCTTGACCGTTCATTATCTTTAAATACTCATCAGGCGTTACACTAAATTGGGTTGGTTTACCGATGAGATAAGTAGCACCAGCTGTACCATTTGTAAACGTTGAGCTACTTCCCGAACCAGTTAACGCCTCAGACAATGTACTATTTGCTGAAGCGCTTTTAAAAACACTAACAGGGTAAGCAAGAAGACCTACAGATGAACCAAAGCCTTCGCCGCAATCACAACCATATGGCAATCTGTTAACTAAGAGTTTCGATTGCGAATCAAGAATTGCTTTTACAGTGTGGAAAAAGTATCTTTCAGCTGCTGATTTCGGCGTACCGTAGATACGTTCGAATTCTGTTAAACTTGAAATTCCAAGCACTTCATCAGTAGGTCCTTGATCAGAAAACCCTGTTGTGTAAACTGTTGTGCCTGCTGGTGTAGGAACTCTCAAAGAGAGATCTCTTTCTTGGATTTCAACCCCCGGTGATTGTATAATGCGTTTAGCCATAAAATTATTTATGGCTAGCTTAATTATTTTTTTAGTAATTTATAAGTTTAGTGTGAAGCTGCGAATAAACAAACGTAAACGATGATTGTATCTCTTCTGCTTCTCTGTAATTATAATTTATACCGCCTAAGATAGTGGGAAAAGCACGCTTATATGTAAATTGCACACGCTTGTTATCATATTCATCGAGACCAAAGACTGTTAGATCAGCTTGATAATCTTTAAATCTATCATCTGTTATTAAATTGCGCTTATCAAAAGTACCTGTTTTTTCATCGTGAAGTAAATTTAACCAGCTGTATATTACCCAGTAATTATTATAAGAGTTATCTACAGTAAAATTTACAGTTACAGGTGGGAAGGGGCTTCTCGAATGAGTAGAATTATATAAAGTACTACCACCGTAGCGTATCTCAAGAGCTGGCACTGTTAGCTCTGGAACCACGGTACCGTAAATAGAAAATTGAATAGCATCTTGTATTACTGTGCTACTTTTCCTATCTGTATGTGTATTAATTTTTTGTAAAGCAGGTGGTAGAGTAAAAACCATCTTAAACTTATCTACACGTGATTTATTAAGTGTAGATTGTTGTAACGCATTAGTAGCCATAAGTATATTTATTGTAGTCGCATCCAACCTTCAGCCTGTAGATCGGCTATATCGTCTATCGCGCTTTCCTCACCCATACCAAAAACAATAGCTGGTACGTAGTTTGAACCTATCCCCATAATTTCATTATCAAGATATATAGACGTTGACTGCTCGAACATTGCGACTCCGAAATCCATCGGCTCGATTAATATCGGCTTGCCCTGCTCATCTAATTCTACAACATCAAAATACCGCTCTGTCAATTCTTTTTCAAGAATATAGAGAGCATATATTAAAGACATAACTCTATCATCATGCGTGGTACCCTTAGCTCTCCACACTCCGTTTGGATACCGTACAAAATCTTTAAGCTCTTTTAATGTTTCTATATCTCGAAATTGTACCGCCTTAACCTCATTTACAAAATAACGCATATTTAATACGCCCTTATACTTAGTGTTTGTATGCGCGATCATGCCCATCTGAGGCCTCTGCCTATTAGCGACTTTAGCACCGTACGATACTACCTTTTCATACCCCATATCAAAAGCTAGTCTATCTACTACCTGAGCGCCGCAATTATTACGTTCGATAAGAGCAAGGGGAGATCCCCAATTTCTTAAAACACTGTATACCTTATTTGCAAACTCTAGCGGTGGCATTACTCTAGTGTGGTAAACAGCTACCTGTTTAATAGCTCTAATATCAGTTATATCTAGAATCTGTATAACAGAAGCATCAATCCCTACTCCTTCAGATATATCCACCCCGGCTACATAAATTCTAGACGGATCTGGCTCTTCCCATATTTTATAATGCCCGTCATCTAAAATAATTTTCGCTGGAGTACACTGCTGCGATAAATTATAAAATAACTCTTCATCGATAGATGAATCTCCAAGCGAGAGAAATTGACATTCATACTCTTGCAAGAAAGACTCCATACTGCCTAAAGCTTTAAGCTGTTCTTGCTTCCATCGCTCATCTCTACCTGGCACCTCTGACCAGATGACCTTTTCACAAACAAATCCATTCTCATTCCTATCAGCACCATCTACCAACTTGTAAAAGAGATTACCTGTACCGTTAGGCGTTGATGCTATTAATACTTTTGATTTTTTAGATCGTGAGATAGTAGGGAATACCGATCTCCAGAAATCCTCGAGTATGGATTCTGGTTCGATGAAAGCCATCTCATCAATAATAATACAATTGATAGAGGCACCACGAGCTGCAGATCCGGTAGTGGTGCTGATGCTTATACGTGATCCATTTTCAAATTCGCATGAAGTCTTGCCATACTCTTTAACACCTGGTTTCAGCCAGTTAGGTAATTCTTCATATGCTAGTCTTATTCTCCTAAAAATTTCTATAGCTGTTGCTTCTTTATTAGCTACAATAACTATATTTTGATAATCATTAAAGCATGCAATCCAAAGCGCGTATATAGTAAGTACAGTAGTCTTACCTACCTGTCTACTTGCAAGTAATATAGCTTTTCTGTTATCTCTTATAGTTCTTAAGCATCTTTTTTGATAAGGGAACAACTCAATACATACTTTACCAGCATCTGGATCAATAATATAGAAAAAATTCTCAGCAAAATGTAAAAGGTTTTGTTTACTCTTTTTAAGATGATTAATCATCTCTTTCGTATACTCATCCTTCCAGTGCTTATTTGGAAGATTAGGATTACCTAAATAAAATTCGTTTTTTGTAGATTTAGCAGGCATTTATATAAATAATTATATGTCAAGTATGAAAAAGAAAGACATAAATAGTCTAGGTGCTATTTATGGCGATATCCTCAATAACATTAAAAAGAACCTAGTAAAAGAATCTAAAGTAAAAGAAGAGATAGGTGAAGCTCCTCTACAAAAAGGAGGTCCGCAAGAAACAGCAGGTTATAAGCCTACTAAAGTAGACAGACGTAAAATGTCTAAAAAGGAGCTCGAAGATAATCTCTATAATATTAAAGATCTCTCTGAAGAAGATGAAGAAACAGCGAAGAAAGCTAAAAAATCTAAAAAAGATTACGATAAAGATGGTGTTGTAGAAACCCCTGAAGAAGAATATAAAGGCTCAAAAGATAAAACTATAAAAACAACTTTACAAAAAGAAAGTAATAAAGAAAGTAGAAAAATTGCACGGAGAAGCCTAAATAATTTTATGAGAAAAAAATCTATTTTTGACAAACTTTATGAAAATGTAATGTTTGACGGTCCGCAGCAAACTAGCGGTGAAGATGATCTTAATGCACTTGGCATTGATGATGCTACTCCTGACGATGAGCTAGGCAGCGAAGGTGAAGACGAAGTAACGATCACACTTGATCGCGACACAGCAATGAAACTTTATGAAGTTCTCGGAGCATGCTGCGGTGAGACCGGCGAAGGTGAAGACGAAATGGGCGGTGAAGACGAAATGGGCGGTGAAGACGAAAGTGGATTCGGTAGTTATGGTGATAACGAAGAAGACGAAGAAAACCTCGGTAATGCTTCTACCTTCTCAAAAACTATTGATTATGGTAAGAGCAACAAAGTAGGTAACCTAAGACCATCAGGCGGCACTGCATCATCAGCTGTAACTGATAAAGTAGGCAACGACGGTGAACACGGCCATGCTCTTGTTAATGGCAAAAAGCCTGATATGGGTAAAAATAACAAAGTCGGAAACCTCAAAACAGGTCAAGTAGCTTTTCAACGCTAATACAACTTAAATAAAAGTAAAAAAAGCCCAGTAGCTAGCTACTGGGCTTTTTTGTATAAATAATAATATGATTAGCTTTAAAGAGTATCTATTAGAATACGCGACAAAGCAGAATAGCCGGTTTTTTGGTATATCTAAACTTAGAGCAGGTAACAATGGTAAATTGTTAGATGATCCTCATGATAGGAAAATAAAAACTTCTTTCCCTCAAGTTTACAACCACAAGCACCCTATAATTAATAATATATGCCAAGGTAAAGCAAATAATGTACAAATGTCAGGTGCGCCTTTACTATCTATCTTAAATCTATATAACACACAGTTTAAACCTGGTGTCAAAACGTTAGGAAACTCAGATGTTGAAATAGAAATGTATGAAGATGAGGAAGGTCAGCAAAGAGGAATTCTAAGGAATAGAAAGAATAAAAATGGCTTGTAATACTTATAGGAACTGTTCTCCTGAAAACGTTTTCGCGGGTGTATCTAAACCAGAATGTGCACAATTTTTTAACCCCGGTAACTTCCAAGCTGAACAATTAATATACGATTCTGCTTATAGTGATTTAATTAATAGTTATGGTATACCTATTAACTATTACGTCAATACCTTTAATTTACTCTCAGCTGATCTGTTCTATGGAGAAGAACCAACAAAAACATTCAAGGGTCCATATGAATTGCAAATGTATATCGAACTTACAGAAAATGCAATTAATTTATCAAAATTCGGTTTTGCGTCAGATGATGAACTGACTGGTTATCTACATATTCATACATTTACAACAACAATGAGCAGCTTGGTTAATTACGCTGCTTTTAATCAAGTTATAGAGCCAAAATCAGGTGATATTATAGAGCTCTCCATTTTGGGATGTGATAGACCAAATGGCCGCGGTCCAAAGTGGTTTGAAATCACAGAGCGCGTTGAGCAAGATGTAGCACAATTAAATCCGCTTCTCGGTCACTATGTTTACCGTGTAAAGGCTAAGAGATACGAGCATTCGTTCGAACCTGGATTATCAGGCGAAAAACAAAATCAACAAGTATACGAGAATTCATTCTCTGGTGTTATTTCGTCAAATATACCTGGGGTTAGCGCGTCAGAAGCTAAATCGTATAATTTTGATATCGATAACGAGTCAAAGAATAAGGTATTGGATATGTCTGTAAATAATACCGATATATACGGCAGTTATTATTAAGTATTAGTTACTGGGTATTTAGTATAGCTCGTTCTCTTATACACCCGACCCTCAAAATTGATAGTTTCAGAATCGTTATCTGCAATAATATATTTTTTAGGGTAAGGCTGTAAAAGTAAGTTAGGTGAGTTATAGATATTATGTCCATTAATAAATATATTTTTATTATACTTTACATGTTCTGCAGTTATATTAGAATCGCCATCTTCAAAGTCTGTAGAGTTAATTCTAAAAGTTACAAATCTTGCTGTTTTTGGTGATGTATGTATGCTTTGATAATCAGTTGGCAAGCTCTCATTAGCATATAAAATAGAGAATGTTGTGCTATCATGAAAACAACATCTCACAGGGGACGAGCCGTAGAAATTATTAAAGTTACCATCACCCACGCCATTTAAATACGACGCAGTTATAACCGGCCATCTTGAGCACATGAACGGATATTGATTAGTAAATCCATGTAAAATTGTAAATGTCTTATAACCTGTCTCGCTCGTGTTATCAGGTACAGAAAAATATACCAGCCCGGTGCTTTCTTCTACCTCCAGTATATTCCCCGACTCATTATGTTTAGCAATATACGTTATTGATCTACGATCAAACCATTGTTTATCGTTATATGCAATCCTGATATTCCAATTTTCATGATTAATCATACCTGTATATAAATTTACCACCGGTATTGTATGAGTACGAGGAGTTTTTATTGTCGTTGTGCCGATACCTCCGCTAGCGTGTAGGTTGATCGTATAGCCATATCCATTAAGATCTTTATATGTTGGAGCTATCGATACTGCACCAAACATCGGGCTTAAAGAGTAGTACTCTGTAGATGCTACTAAGTGGTATATTTGACCACCTCCATTAAATGTGTAATTATAATTACGCATAATTCCATTATCTAAAGAAAAGATATTGTTATTATTTTCGTAATAATTATAAAAATGATTTGTAAAGTTTCTCTGTTGCTTAAAATTTGATGCATATAATTCATATCCAGGCGGGGCGCCAACAAAGTCAGCCCAGTACTGTGAAAATCCTGAACCGCAAAAATAGGATGTATTTGTTATAGCGCTAGTACCAATTACAAATGAGGTATCAGCTTTGTAAGAGGTAGGACCAGAAACTATATTATTATCTAGCTCGTAAATTTCAAAATGACCACCATCATTACCCCAAAATGGCCAAACCTGCTCTACATTGCCTCTGCTTCCTGAAATTGTTTGAGTTTCTATAACACCCATTGCATAATAACTGAGATATAAAGCACTATTACCACTAAAAATACAATGTGTATTTTTCGAATTATTATTGTAGCCGATAAATGATGAGAGAGTCCTATTCGCGTTTCCTATCGTGTCTGCTGCGCTTAAAGCATAACTGGTTTGTAGAGTAGATAATAATTTATACGTAGTATTATCACGTCTATAAAGCGCGGTAACGCTACCTGTTCCATAATGCACATCAAATATAAACGAATTACCGTCATACTTATTGACATCCAATAAAGCAGATAAAGGCACAGTTACGCCTCTACTAAGAGCAAACCCCGAGAGAGTAGCGTTGCGTGATAGATATGATCTTTTTGTATAGCCATGCATAGGTATAGCGAGATATTCGCCATTTTCCGATAGTGCTATCTTACCCGCTCTCCTTCTTCCAAATCCGCGAAATATATCTGAATATTTTAGAATGTTAGGGTACTGTCGTTCATGCTCTGTATAATAATCTACAATATCATCTTGTAATTCTAATGACGAGATTACCTGTGTAAGTGTAAACTTATCGTTTTGATCTTTATTATAAATATACCAACAATCAGTACCAGCATCACCAACAACAAGAGTATTGTTTTTAAACGTAATATGACAAGAGCTTACAAAATTTTGTGTATTAAGAGTCTCATCCTCATTTAATATATCTGTCCAGCGTTGTTGACCTAGGCCACCTACTAGCGGCATAGCTACCTTTCTTGCTGATGGTGCTGTAATTGGACTATAACGATAAGTCTTAGGTACTAACACATCGCTATTAATAATATTTCCTGGATGTGGTATAGAGGTTAAATACACCAGAGCTGTACTGTGTTTTTTAAACACGCGTATTTCGTTACCTATGTAATTTGGATTTTGTAAGTAATAAGAATCTACTATAGGTAGAGGCAATACACTGTTTGAAAGTTTCCACCAATATTCATAGACAAATGAACTTAGGTCGTAATATGGTGTATTATAATTATTCCAATTATATCCCACGGTATCTGGATTTGCGAAAGAAGATATATGAAATACAGCGCTTGCTTCTCTATTATAAACAGGCATACTGAACGAATAAATATGCAAAGCTGGCAAGAAAACATACCCATCTGATTCATGCCAGGCAGAGTTTAACTTCCAATCATAAATCCAAGGTAACTGAACAGCTGTTGTTGTGTTGAGTATAGTAACATTATTATATCCGATATCGTTATATACCTCATCAAAGTAATTATTGTAATTTTTAATTAATGGTAGTTTAAAAGATGTTAAATTAGCTGTATTAGAGCCGCTAAAAAGCGCAGTAGTTGATCTAACGGTCTTTGTGTTATCAAATTCTGCAATTCTACCTGAAAGAGCATTAGCATAAAGCCAATCTTTACAATCTGTATATGTAGCGTTTAAATTATCATTTAAGTACTGTACTAAACACCCAACAACTTGAGGACATGCAAAAGAAGTACCAGACGCAACACCATATTTATCATTAAGAGCATTATACCAGGTCATATCACTGCCAGTAGCTGTCGCACCAATTACATTATAACCACATGCATACAAATCAATTGTTTCACCAAAGTTACTGTATTCTGACTTAATAAACAATGAACCACGCTCACCGCGGTTAAGGCATCCGCTTTTTTCATTTATAATTTTATTTTCATGATAAAACCCAAAATTATTTTCCGGAAACACACACCCCACATTTATAACCGGTGATTCGCGCTGCGTGTTAAATGCACTGAGCGTGTTAGGAGACCAGCCAGCGTAACTTTCCTCTGTAAAATATTGATAGCTTGATGTAGGGGGGTTAGTAGAAAAGAAATTTTCTAAAGCTTTAACATTGCACACAGGCCCTGGAAGCTCAATAAAATTAGAGGGCCACGTTGAAGTTCCACTCCACGAACGTAAATGCAAGGTAGGTATATTAATTTTATCTTTCGGCAAAACATTACACTTATTAAAATTACCAGCTGCTCTAACCATTATGCCGCCCTCTCTAATAATTTCATCCACTAAGCTATTAACAGAAACAACAGTTGCATCGAGCAATGTAGCGTATTGATAAGCTGCTTCAAACCAACCCCCGTAAATATCTGAAGTATGATTTTTCCACCATGGAGAAGGACTCCTAATATATCCCCAACTATTATTAATAATAGTTGGTCGATTTATACCAAGCTGCTTTTTGCGCTTAATAAAAGCTTTAATAAGCTTAAGTGCCTGTATTACAGTAATACCATCTTTTGTATAAGTTGTAATGCTTTTTAATGAATATATCCTACACCCCGGCGCCCATCCACACGTATTGCCTCCAATAATTGATGCACAAAACGTACCGTGCCCATCTATGTCGGAATAATAATTTGGTGGTAATGTACTTACTATTTTTTTATTCGAATCATCAACATATGTTGTCCAATCTTCTCGTATAACGCGACTCGTGCCGTCAGGGTTTAAAAATTCTGGGTGATTTAACTCTACACCTGAATCTAGTACTATTACATCAACATTTTCGCCTATATTTTTTGACGAAAGATCAAATCCTAAACTATATGGATATGTGTTCGTATCACCAGCAACAGGGGTAAAATGAGTATATAGTCCATAATTACGAGCTTTTGCTCCTGTGTAAGTGCTAAGAGGCAAGCAATAGCTTGCCAATTCATTAAGATCGTAAAATATCGTTCCGTCTACTTTAAAATCGCCATATGATATATCATTTAACCATGTTGCATATATCGGTGGTAAAATACCAAACCTACTTTTTCCAATCGCAGGATATATTTTACGGTCTAGCGCTAATTTGACACCTTCTTGTATTTCATCTTCAAGCTCCACGCACACGACGCTTTCGAGAGAATTTATAGATAAAGCTTGCTCACCTGTTACATCTAAAAATAAAAGATTGGTATCGTGGTAGAAATTAAACTCGTCTATAGGCTCCTTAATACAATCATCTAGTTCATCGCAATAATTACAAAGTTTATCGCGCACCTCGCACTTGCAATCGCCGCGTACTGTAACTATTGCTCTGCGCTTATCTGTAAAATTATACTTGTTGTTTAGTGTATCTAATTTAAATTGACTGCTAGTAACGGTGTGTTGCGAGGGCAGTATAGCGGTGTGAAATGTATTAAAACTGTTTGATAGGTTACTATTAACGTTCATTGTAATAGGCTCTATATCTGTAGAACCCATTCCTGTCTTTTGCGGTTTGTATATGAATGGACTTAGAGGTAAGGCTTGTGCTAACGAGTTATTAATTAAATCATTATTAAAAGCACTCTTTCTAGGCAGCATATTTTGATAATCAAGCATAATTTGTAGTTAGTTCTTATTGTTATTTATACGAGGCTGTATACAGCGTTAAATAAAGGAGGCACAGGTATAGTAGAAAGAGGGAAACTACTCACTGTATAGCCTGTTTGCGCACTCAATCTACCCATCGCAATAGCGTTAGCATCAGCTGCTGTAATTAGTTGATTAATTGTATATGGGTCTGCTGGCCTGAAACCAAACTCCGCGAAAATCATTATACCGGTGAGATAGACCGTACTATCAATATTAAGAAAAACCGGTGTGCCTGAATCTCCATCCCATACATAATATCTAAAGCTCGATAGTGGATGTGCATATGGCTGCGGAGAAATATGCAGCATTATATCATTATATAGTGGGTATTTACTTATTGGGTTGGGTGGGATAGTGTTTGTACGTCTTCCCGCGCCTTGAGATACAGCTATATATGGAGTAGATAGCCCCGTAGTCGCAAAGCTAGTAAGCTCCAAAAAATCCATCACGCCCCCCCTGTACGAACTTTCAAGATTCGTAGCCCACATAGTTTTCTCATGCAACCGATCGAGTATAGGCGTCACATGCAAACCTAAAGCTTCCATATCACGATCTAACACCGCTACAGCTAAATCTGCTCTAGGGTCAGAAGCTTGGTGAAGTTGTGTACAGCTTACAGGTATATTATTCGAAGTAACAAACGTTAAATCGCACTGTGCGTTTAGATTTGGCGGCCATGTGCCTTTAGCTTGCGGATGCGCATGCTGACAATATAGAACATGTCTTGGCGTTATTAATACACCACCATACGACTCATACGAAAACGTTTTATATACCACACATCCAGTAAATTGCTCTGTCAGGTCTGGTAGTGCGTCTCTTTCCCCACACCATAAATTTGGATTACGTACATATGTTCTAGTATTATGATTCTTTACCGTGAACATATTCATACTCGCTGAACCGCCAGGTTGATTAGTAGTTCTTGCTAAAATCTCCTGACACGCGTTTGCAGCATAACGATACCCAGATAGTGTAATGTATAAAGGCGGAGACGTATAACTTTCTACACCTCTATGATTTTGTGCCGATATAGAGAACTGTATGAGACAATTATCAGCAGTCGGTGTATAGGTAAAAGTATTAGCTGTATTAGGTATTGGTACTCCGTTTTGCAACCACAGTGCACTTAGCGGTTGTGGAAAAAGAGGTTTATTTAAAACAGAATCCTTTACATTCGCAAACAATTCTCTGTCAAAAGTGTGTTGTAAAGAACTAAACGCTATCCTGAAAGTCGTGCCTGGTTGATTTAGACCGTCATTATTAAAAGGTGCTAAAAATTGATCGCCATAACGAGTAAAGAGACCCTGTCCAGCACCAGGGCTAAAACTAGGCTTATCTGGGTACTGTAAAATCCTAACAGTTGATAGCGCCGTTGTTATGGGGTTAACAGCAATAAAATTATTTGCTGTTAACCCCCGAACATTAGTAACTACTTCCCTCCATACTATAGTTCGGGGTCCGTGACTAAGATCAGGTGTAAATGTGAGAGTATTATCAAAGTACGGGAACTGTGTTGTCCACCACCCAGCTGATAGAGTTGTAATGAATTTATTGCTTATATTATAGACCGGTCGTATACAAGAAAGAGTATCAACTTCAGGTAAAACAGCTCGTGGGAATATAACGTTATTTGTATCATCTCGACGACGCAGCCAACCTGTAACAATAGCATTTTGTACCAAGACAGGCGGCTTTGATAGTAATTTTGAAATTTTATTTCTAGGTACAACTTTCATTTTTTTAAATAAGATCCCAGTTATCATCACCAATGTATAACAACTGAGCAGTATTTTTTGGGTCTATAACATTAGCCGCATATGTATTATCGTAATTAATAACAACGTTACTATCTAGCGGTAAAATGGTGAGCGCGCTAAGACCAGCGTTTCGTATAGTAATAGAAGCGCCTGGTGTGAAGTTGTTATTATCTGTAGGTACATAAATCGTATGCACATCATTAAAAGATTTGCGTATATAACCTGAAAAATTTTCCGGCAGGATAGTATAATCCTGGCTATCAATGTTGTATATGTTGGTTATATTACCCGTCACACCCCAGGCAGCGCTGCTAGATTGCACTGTAGTGTTAAGTACTTGTAACGATGAGTCAATCTCATTAGCATACTCTATAGACGCGGAACCACTAGTCAGCTGCCCAAAAGAACTCGTAAGAGAGCGTGCAACATCTGTTGAAAGTGTATTTGTAATTGTAAATATAGTTGCTCTTCTTGTACGAACGCCATCATCTATAACGAGAAATTCATATCCATTTACTGTTGTAGCGATATCTAAGCTAGCTATTTTAATAGTTGGCATATTTATATTTATAAAAAAACCGTTGATTCGTAGTGAATCAACGGTTTGTATTATTACATATTTGTATAAAAATTATGGCACTCTAAAATGTCTTTTAACAGCTTCTACTACATCTAAATTAGTCCACTCGCGAGGATTATCGTAATTGTCATCAGATAACTCTGATAGCTCTATTCGCTCGCTATCTACAACAGCGATTACCTTTTTCTCGCCCGGTAAATCAATAATTCTACTAATTACAATTTCGGTTATAGTCTTTGTTACTTCTGGCTGGGTAACAATAACACGTGGTTCATCTAAGCTGATCTGTAAACTCATAATTATATTTATTCTCCCGCGTTATTTTTTAATACTTAAAGATATTATTATACCAGTTAAAATTATTATCTAACCAACCACAGATATCTTTACCAAGTATTTCATGAGGTTTGTTATCTGTGAATTGTATCTTAGGTCTTATCTTATGATCGCCGAATACGCCATATACAGAATCATCTTCTTGTGTGATTTGATCTATATATTGAAAATTATGAAATTCGTAATTTGGTATCTCGAAATAGTTATATATTTGCTGTAGTGTTTTTTCAGGCGAACTACATAGATCTTCATATCTTACAAACATCATATTTTTATTGAGACCCTGTCTAAAGATCTCCCCTACTCTCTCAATAGCTAAGCCTAGCGGTTGTGTTGCGAGATAATGGTCGACACGTTTCGGTGTCGTGGTGTTTCTTAATTCACTATGATTAACAATACCTGAATCAGTTTCTGGAGCTGTTCTAAACTTTTTCTCCATCGAAGCGACTATTTGTTTAATATCTCTTACCATACAGATAATTTTAGGCGGCTCGTTAAGGACAAACTGTAGTAGGTCGTAATGTATCCCCCAGCCACGTGATTTTTCTAAAACAACAGGCTTATCTGTTATTGCATCATAAAAGCCATGAAGACCCTTATTGCAAAAATTTTGAAATCCTTTTCTCATTAGCTCATTGTCCTGCGCTTTAAACGTAGGATCATTCGCATAGTTAGCACGAGCTCCATAAACCAACTCAAGAGTACCAGAAGTCGGCGTACAGTAGAAATTAGGATTTTGTGCAAAAATGTTTTGTAATAATGTTGATCCAGATCTAGGTAGAGACGAATTAAATAGTAGTTTCTTCATAATGTTTCAAGAATAGCATTAATATCAAATATTTGATTTGGAGCTGTAAAAGGACATTCATAGATAGCTCCGGTAAAGTTATAATCATGTAAGTATGAATCTACCGTACCTTTTGGAAATGATTCTGTTGAGGTAATATTTTTGTGTATTTTATAGCCGAAGATTTCAGGCTGTGTCGCTACCCAAACAACAGTTGAAGGTAGATTTAGAGCAGCAGCGGCGTGCTGCAATGATGAATCTATTAAGAGTCTTGCATGAGAATATTCTAAAAGACCAAATAGTACTTTCTTCTGTAAAATCTGATCAACTCTAACACAATTTTGTAATTGTGGGTGAAAATCGTAACACACATAAACTACATGATATTTTTCACTTAATTTATCTACTAAAGTTTGAGCTACATCAGGGTGTATATCTCTCATCCAAGAGTAAGGTGTCTCTTGATATTCTTTACCTGGTCCGCCAAATGGTTGAAAGATTAAAACAGGCTTACCTGTGGTGTTGTTTATAAGTTTAGCAGCTATTTCTCTTTCTCTAAAATTTAGCACTAATCTAGGTTTTTCACCACCATATTCTATACCTATCATAGCGCACCATGATTCTATCAGATGACTCTTTTTAGTAATGTGAGAGGTAGTTTTATACGGCTCATGAGCGTAAATTTCGACATCTTTATTTAAAATATAATCTCTATAAAAATACGGCACACTACCTAACTTATAAACACGCTCAACCGTGGGGTTATTAAGAAAGACCTCAGGCCACGCACATACAACTACCACTTTGGCATTAGGATTATTTTTTTTATAGCACTCCACTACAGCAGTAGCAGCTATATGCTTACCTATACCACCTTCTATATGAAAAACAGCAATTTTAGACACTTCTATAATTTAATATAGGTTTTGTAATTTGCAAGATTAAGGTACTATATAAAGTTGATTACTTGTATTGCATCTCCATACAGATCCTGTACCTAATCCAGCAGAGGTAATAGGTACATTAGTAAGTACTATACATGGGGTGTACGCTGTATTAGCTGATAGAGCTATTATACTTGCCCCTGCTATAATAGAAGAGCATGTTGCTGTAGAGCGTATATCATTACAAGCGCCTCCAAGTATACTAGAAGCTCTACCACTCACTCTACCACTAAACCCACCCGCTATAGTAGAACAATCACCACTAGCTGTATTACAATAGCCACCAGCTACAGTAGAATAAGCACCATTTGCTGTATTACAATGACCACCACCAACGGTACTTACAGTAATAGCTGTGTTACGAGTACCACCAGCTATAGTTGAGTTACCACAAGCTGTATTACGTAACCCACCAGCTACAGTTGCGTAACTTTCATAAGCTATATTACATTGACCACCACCTATGGTAGCCATTTCTCCACTAGCTGTATTACAACAGCCACCAGCTATAATAGAATAATAACCACTAGCTGTATTATAGTAACCGCCGCCTATAGTAGAGTATACACCACTAGCTGTGTTATTGGAACCACCACCTACAAAAGAACCCAGTTCACTAACTCTGCTACTAAATCCACCAGCTATAGTAGATCGATTACCACTAGCTATATTACTTTGTCCGCCTCCTATAGTAGATCGATAACCACTTGCTGTATTACAGCGACCACCGCTCACAGTAGCGTCATCTTCACTAGCTATATTATTTTGTCCGCCTCCTATAGTGGTTCGATAGCTACTAGCTGTATTACAATAACCACCAGCTATAGTAGAGTATATACCACTAGCTGTATTACTTTGTCCCCCAGCTATAATAGAGGAAGTACCACTAGCTGTATTACTAAATCCACCAGCTATAACAGACCTAGGTCCACTAGCTGTGTTATTAGAACCACCTCCTACAGTCGATGATTCAAGGAGATCTAATATTACTACACTAGCTGTATTACAACGACCACCGCCTACAGTAGAGTACATACCACTAGCTGTATTATAAGAGCCACCACCTATAAAGGAACTACCTCCACTAGCTCTACCGCTAAACCCGCCCGCTATAGTAGATCGATAGCCACTAGCTGTATTACTACAACCACCTGCTATAGTAGTTCCATCATTATTAGATATATTACGACAGCCACCACCTATTGTAGAAAAAGAGCTACTAGCTCTACTACTAAATCCACCAGCTATAGTAGAGTAGTTACCACTAGCTGTATTACTTCTACCACCACCAATACGAGAGCCGATACCACTAGCAGTGTTGTCTAAGCCACCAGCTATATTAGAGTAGTTACCACTAGCTATGCTATCTTCACCTAAAGCTACTGAAGCTCTACCTGATGCTACTGATGAAAGACCGGTAGTAAACGAGCCTAATCCACTAGCTCTACCGCTAAACCCGCCTGCTATAGTAGATCGATTACCACTAGCTGTATTATTTAGTCCGCCTCCTATAGTAGAGTGATCACCACTTGCTGTATTACAGCGACCACCGCTCACAGTAGCATCATCTTCACTAGCTGTATTACAAACACCACCCCCAACAAAGGAACCCGCACCGCTAGCTCTACTACTAAATCCACCAGCTATAGTAGAGTAGTTACTACTAGCTGTATTAGTTAGTCCGCCTCCTATAGTAGATCGACAACCACTAGCTGTATTACAAATACCACCCCCAACAAAGGAACCCACACTGCTAGCTCTACTACTAAATCCACCAGCTATAGTAGAGTAGGTACCACTAGCTGTATTACATTGACCACCACCTATAGTAGATCGACAACCACTAGCTGTATTACAAAAACCACCACCAACAGTCGTGGCCGACCCACGGTACTCGCCAGGAAAGCCTAAAACAGATACTCCGCTAGCTGTATTGCAGAAACCACCGCCTACAGTAGAGTGTACACCGCTAGCTGTATTATTTTCACCTAAAGCTACTGCAGCTCTACTTGATGCTGTTGATGAAACACCAATTACGTTAGAAAAAACTCCCGTATTGACCTGCGACTCGCCAATAGTGATACTACCTGTCGAGCTTAATATACCAGCTATTGTCTGGCTTCCTGTATCTGTTATATGTTTTGGCATAAGTTTATATTAAATTAAAGTTGTTGTAAGGGCTCCTAAATCTGTAACACGTATTCTCCATTTTGTACCATTTGGCGATTTAAGGATAATCCCGTTACTGCTATTAGTTACATCAATATCACCTGCTGCACTAACTGTCCCTTGTAGCGTCAAGCCTGATGTTTGTCCGATATTAAGCTGAGAAATTGTAGCTGTAAGTGCTGTAAGTGTCGAAGATGATAGATTTTGCGCTATGGTGTTTCTACCTATATAGACATCGCCTTGTGAGCTTAAGTTATTTACATATGTAAAGTTAGAGCTTAATGCAGTAATATTAGACCCTATGATAAATGCATTTGACCTCGTATTAGTATCATTACCAATACCGCCCGCTATAGTAGAATAATCGCCATTTACTATGTTACCTTCTCCTAAAGCTACTGAAGCTCTACCTGATGCTACTGATGAAAGACCGGTAGTAAACGAGCCTAATCCACTAGCTCTACCGCTAAACCCACCACCTATAGTAGATTGATAACCACTAGCTGTGTTATTGTAACCACCACCTACAGTAGAGGAACCACCACTAGCTGTGTTATTGTAACCGCTACCTATAAAAGAATAAGGTCCACTAGCTCTACCGCTAAACCCGCCTGCTATAGTAGAAAAATTACCACTAGCTGTGTTATCGAAACCGCTACCTATAGTAGATCCAAAGCCACTAGCTTTATTAATTTGTCCGCCTCCTATAGTAGATCGATAACCACTAGCTATATTACAGCGACCACCGCTCACAGTAGCAGCATCTTCACTAGCTATATTATTTTGTCCGCCTCCAACAAAGGAACAAACACCACTAGCTCTACTACTAAAGCCACCCGCTATAGTTGAATAGGTAGCATTAGCTATATTGCATTGACCACCGCCTATAAAAGAACCAGCTCCACTAGCTGTATTACAGCCGCCACCAACCATAGCAGATCGATAACCACTTGCTGTATTAACTGCGCCACCACCTATAATAGACAAATTACCACTAGCTGCATTCATCGTACCACCACCTATAGTAGAGTAATTACCGCTAGCCCTACTACTAAAGCCACCGCCAATAGTACTAAAATCATTATTAATACAATTGCTTTTACCACCTGCTATGATAGAACTTTCACCATTAACTGTATTTTGAAATCCTCCTGCTACTGTTGAGTATATTCCAGAAGCCGTACTGCTAAACCCACCGGCTATTGTCGTAAATGAATTATTCGCGCGATTTTCACGACCACCGCCTATATAACTACCGTTACAAAGTGCTAAGTTTTCTGCACCACCACCAACAGTTGAAACATAACCACACGCGCGGTTACCACTGCCACCTCCTATTGTAGCAAAAATATGATTTGCTACGTTATTATAACCACCTCCGATAAACGAATGCTCACTATCACCGTAAATGCAGTTATCAGTACCACCTACTATTGCACCATATAAGCTTTCGACTGTGTTTAATGTACCCGAACCAATAAACGTACCTTCGCCAAGCGCATCATTACATGTTCCATTCACAACGGTGGAATAATCGGCTGTTGCTCTGTTACTTAGACCGTTTACTATAGCCGAGTAACTGCCACTTGCTATATTACTATTACCGCCTACCGCAGCACTATAAATACCGGTAGCAAAATTACTAATACCATTAACAACTGTAGAATAATCACCGCAAGCAATATTGTAATATCCCTGTGCAATCATTGATGTAATACCTGTAGCAGTGTTATCATACCCACCACCTATGAAAGATTGATTAAGAGCGGTATTACTTGTACCTGTTACTACACCTGCTGTTCCGTTAGCACAGTTTTGTGTACCACCACCTACAAATGAGTAATTACCAAACGCGCTGTTAGCAAACCCAGTTGTTACACCAGAGCAGTTACCCGTTGCGTAGTTATTTTCACCGCCAAGAACGCTTGCTTGGTTGCCAGTTACACGGTGATTTTTGCCTATAGCTATAGCTGGCTGGCAGCCGTTTTGCCAAACAATACCTGCAATATACGTACCATCGTTAAACACGCTTAATTGAGCCGTGGAAGTTGCTACCGTGTTAGTAACGAAAAGCGATCCACGAGCACTAATGCTACCTGTTGTAGTTATATCGCGCGTTGCATAAAGAGCTTCAACGTGTGTTGTGTTTGCTGATACAGATCTAATATTTGTTCCAATTATAAATGAATTATTGTGTGTAGCGCAGTTCGAACAACCACCGAGAATGCCTGTAAAGTTGCCAGATGCTGTATTGCGAAATCCGCTACTTATTGTCGAATAGCAGCCAGATGCTGTATTGCAAAACCCACTACCTATACTAGCACGGCAACCAGATGCTATATTACGGCTACCTCCACCTACGACAGAATCTCCCCCACTTGCACAATTGCAGTGACCGCCACCTACTGTAGAACATACACCATTAGCTGTATTGCGATCTCCACCACCTATAGTAGAATTACAACCACCTGCAATATTTAAAACACCGCCGCCAACAGTTGTATGATAGCTACTAGCTGTATTACTACAACCACCTGCTATAGTTGAAAAAGAACAACAACTTACATTGTTACAACCACCACCTATAAAGGTGCAGTTACCTACACTTCGGTTATTTTGACCTCCTACCACAGTGCTTGCATTACCTGCTGCTGTATTGCAAATACCCCCAACAGCGGTCGTACCGCCTCCACTAGCCACATTACACGCGCCTCCTAGTATACTTGAACTAAACCCACTAGCCTGCCCGCTAAACCCCCCAGCTACAGTGGAGTTTTGGCCAGAAGCGTTATTTTCTCTACCACCACCTACTACACTTGACGAGCTTGCTCTATTACAGTAACCACCAGCAATTGTTGCAAAGCATCCATTATTAATAATATTTTCAGCGCCACCGCCTATAACAGCATTACCGATAGGTAAATCTCCGCATATTTTATTACCCGCACCACCAACAATAGAGCTACAATTTACATTAACATCATTTTGACACCCTCCACCTATAAAAGAACAACTACCACAAACTGTATTACAGCGACCACCGGCTATTGATGAGTCTATACCTGTGTTAGTATGTCGTATACCAGCGATTAAATTACCACTAATTGTCTGTGATGTTGTAAAGAAGTTATCTTGCGTCTTTAGCGCAAAACGTCCACTTGTTGCCGCGAACTCTGAATCAGCAAATAACGCTCCAGTTAGATAATTTACAAAAGAACTTAATGTTCCTTTTCTTGTTTCTGTATTTTGAACTAAAGGAAATTCTTCAGAACCCGTGTATGGTAATCTATTAGGTGGTAGTTCGGAAATTTTAATACCCATGTGATTATTTATGGATTTAGATAGGTTTTCTTATAATATAAATTTAATGATTACCTTTGATCAAGACTCTCATACTTATACTAACTCTTCAACACAGGAAAAATATATTTCGGTAACTACTTTACTTGGTAAATACAAGCAACCGTTTGATAAGGAAAAGCATTCTCTACGTGTTGCAAAACGCGAAGGTATTTCGCAAGAGCTAGTACTAGAAATGTGGGATAAAGAAAATAAAAGATCGACAGACCGCGGAACAAAAATACACAAGTTGATGGAAAATTATATTGACTTTGGTGAAAGGAAAGACGATTACAACTGGCTCTATAAATCATACGATAAAGCTGTTACACATACAATAAGTAAGTTTAATAAGGTGTACAGTGAAAATTTGCTATATACACATAAATATAAGATCGCTGGAACAGCTGATTTAATTTACGATCACGGAGACTACTTTACAATAGGTGACTTTAAAACAAATAAAAAATTTAACTATACGAGTGATTTTAATGAATACTTCAAAACACCAATAGACCATCTACCATATTGCGAATTTAATAACTACGCACTGCAGATGTCATTATATGCGTATATGTATGAAGAGCTAACAGGTAAGAAATGTAAAAAAATCGTTGTTTTCTATTTGAATGAGGACAAATGGCAATCAATTCACTGCAACTATCTTAAAAGCGACATACAAAAAATACTAACGCATTATTATGCAGATAATCTCATAATTTTAAATTAATATAGCTTAAATAAAAACAATGAAAAAGGAGACTCTTATTAAAAAATTTAACGCGCAGATTGACAAAATCCAGGATTGTATCGATGAAATTTCGACATTACTTGAAATAGAAAATGATGATGATGAACTTTCAGAAATGTCTGTAACGTTTAGGGAGCAGCTAGAAACGTGTCTAAGTGACAATGAAGAGTGTAATGCTAACGATATTGTCGAATATATTCGCGAGAATCTATAAATATATGAATGAAGGCATTTAAGTCATTCTTCAAAGAGGTTAATCCTGAAATCGATTACGACCCTGAAGAGCTAAAAAAGGGTATTGAAGTAGAACTAGAGCACACAAATTATAAAGCTATTGCTACTATAATAGCTAAACATCATTTAGCTGAAGACCCTGAATATTATATAAAGCTCGCAAATTGTGTAGAATCTAAGCCTAAGAGTGAAGATGCTGAAGATATTCATAAACCAGTGAGACCTGGTATTCTAAAAAGACAAGTATCTGGTAAAATGACTTGTACTAAAGCAAAATCTTTAAAATCAAAGCAAAAAAACAAAGGTAATAATACCGCTAAAGCTGCTCAACGATACCTTAATTATCACTGTTGATTTTTTATGAGTGCATTTTATACTAAAGATAGTATGAGTGGTGAATTCCTTTCAATAAATGAATTGCATCCTATGGATGTGTTTACTATCGGCGATGAAAAATTTCTTATAGTAAAGAATACGTGCAATACTGCAGCAAGTTATAAAGGCGAGTTTTACGATATAACAGGCTCAGGTATATTATCTTTTTACAATAATGACGGGCAGCAATGCTCTATTGTTTGCTTGACTGATTTATCTATGGTGCCCCCAGCTTCCCTTAAAAAATATAAAATAGTTTTAGCTGGAAAATTTACAGGTTTCAAATATAATAAGATTGAAACCGAACAAATAGATGAGTAATGTTTTAATTTTAGGAGCCGGGTATGTTGGAACTGAATTGTTTTGTCATTCAGCTAAAGAACACATTAATTATTATTTAAAGTCGAAAAAAGATCTAGACTACACCAATAATTTAGAGCTTAGAAAATTTATTCTCAACAACGACATTAGTTATGTTGTTAACTGCTCTGGGTTTACGGGAAGACCTAATGTAGATGAGGGCGAGCTTAAAAAGAAAGAATGCTGGTATCTTAACGTTCTCTTACCTTTAAAAATAAGTAAAATTTGTAAAGATGTTGGTATAAATTATATTCATATTTCATCTGGCTGTATATATTCAGGATACGAAAAAGAATTTACTGAACATGACGAGCCAAATTTCGGCTTATACGATCATTCATCTTTTTATTCTAAATCGAAGCATGCGTTTGAGACCTTAAACGATTA